GGAGGAGTTGTTAACTAATGGCTGATGAATCCGAGCCGAAGCTCGACGACTCTGTGACCGACCGAGATCTACTCCTTCGCATCGCTCGAGAACTCAAGGCTATCCGCGAACTCACCTCCAAGGCCCTCTTCGCCATGGGCGAAGCCGAGAAGGAAATCCCCGAGAAGATGCGGAGGTTTGCCAATTACTTCCATGACATCGTCCATATCAAGGGCGAGTACGTCACCCTAGGTATCACCCCGCCACCGTGGATCGATCGCGAGATGGAACGGTGCCACGATCGATTTCGGCAAGCTCTCCAAGAACTCCATGCTGATGATGGGGCATTCACGAAGGTCCGTCGTGAGATGGCTGAGGACCCCAACAACCGTTACGACCACACCAAGCAACTGGCAGCGCCAGTAAAGGAGAAGACATGAAACAAGGTTCAGGCAACAACTCGAACGGCGGTCGCAAGACCGATCCCTCACCTAACGTGGTATCACCCGCAGCGGTGTCGGAGATCGGGTCCCATCAGGTTCACGTCAATGGCTCCGGCCCACAGCTTTACTCCGGCCGCGGATTCGAAGCACCGATGGGCTCCTGCACGTCCCATGAACACGGATCACAAGGAAAATGGAAATGAGCGACTTCGATCACGAACACGTTTCGCATCTGCTCAACATCGTCGCCCAATGCGCTGGGCATAGTGGCAAGCTGGGCTCGCTATCCAATGCGGCGATGACCGAGCTTCTGGAACTCAACGCCAAGATCAAGGAAGCTGGTGTGGCTCGACAGAAGGAAGCTCAGGCCGCGGAGGCCTCGAAGAAACAGGCCGCTGTAGAGGAGACCGAAGAGGAAACCGAAGCCCCACTTCGCCCTTCGGTCTTCCCCCGTGACTCCCAGACCGCAACGATCGCTGACGCCAACATCGATAGGAGAATGTAATGAGCGATATCCTCGACGCATACGGTAAGGACTCTGGTGCTGGTCAGGTCGCTCGGGCGACCAACGGTGGCAAATGCGACCCGAAGCCGATCCCATACTCGGAACCCGTCGGCCCGAAGAACAAGACCGAGGTCGGACGGAACGGCACCAATCACGGTTGTTGCGGGACCCAAGGGAAGTACTAACAGATGACCACAAATACTGATATAGTAAATAGAGCTTTACAGTGCCTCGGCACCCGCACGACTGTGACCGATGCGGAGTTGGCTGCGAACTCAACCAATGAGGCAATACAGGCCAACATCATCATGAACCAGCTTCGTGATGATTTGGCCCGACTCGCGCCATGGGACTCCCACCTCAAAACGGCGAACCTAACCTACATCTCATCGGTACCCGGCACTCCAGAGAACACCTCAGCGGCCACCCCATTGTGGTCACCGGGTCAGCCCCCACCCCCATGGGCCTACGAATATCAATACCCCGTCGATTGCCTCCGTGCCTGTTGGATCATCCCCGCGAACCAGACCGGCTATGCCTCTGGAGTCCCGATCACCACCGCGGTCACCGGGGGCGCAGCCGCGTTCTGGCGGGGGCAGCCGGTTGTTTACAAGGTTCAGAATGACACATTCATTCCCGTCACAGCCGCTGCCGTCGTTGATGGTGGAACTGGATACAATGTTGGAGACATTATCACAGGCATTGCTGGGCTCAATACCAATCCACCAATTGGTGCGCCCGTGCAATTACTCGTCACAGCAGCCCCCGGTGGCGTGGTATCCGCAGTCTGTGTGGTCCCGGTCCTCAATGGTGGAACCGCAGGTGGCTCCTACTTCGTTGCCCAAGCCAACCCGGTAGCCCAAGGAACCACCACTGGTTCAGGCATCGGCGCCACCTTCAACCTGACCTTCGGCCCAGCGGCCGACCAACGAGTAATCCTCACCAATCAAGAGTTCGCCACCCTCGCCTACGTGAAGCAGGTCACCGATCCCAACGTGATGGACCCGCTGTTCCAAAAGGCTTGGGCGGATATCCTTGGGGCCCACCTCTCGGTTGCCCTCACTGGGGACAAGAAGCGCGCCAACGATCTCGTCGGCCTCGCTAACCGCTCCATCGAGCAGGCCCGCTCTATCGACGGCAATGAAGGCCTCACCATCAACGATGTCACCCCCGATTGGATTCGCATCCGCGGCGTCGCCTACACCGAAGGCTTCATGTCAGGGCCGTACTCCGGCTTTGACTGGGGCGAAGCATTCCCGGCTTGGTGAACAATGAGCGACCTTGCAATTCAAGCCAGCTTCAACACCGGTGAATGGGCCCCGTCCCTCTACGCCCGCGTGGACCTCGCTAAGTACCGCTCTGGCGCTGCACTTCTTTCCAACTTCTTCGTCGACTACCGTGGTGGTGCCAGTACCCGCTCTGGCACCAAGTACATCCTCCAGTGCTACAAGTCCGCCACACCCGTCCGCCTGATCCCCATGCAGGTGACCTTCGACGTTGGCTACGTGCTGGAGTTCGGCGATCAATACATTCGATTCATCGTTGATGGTGCACCGGTTCTCGAAACGGCCACCTCGATCACATCAGCAACCGCAGGCCCGCCAGAAGTCTTCACCGATGCAAATCATGGCTATGCCAACAATGATTGGATATTTGCTGATGGTAATTACTACATCGTGCAAGGTATTACTACCAATACCTTTACTCTAACTGATCTATTCGGTAATGTAATCGTCAGTAATCCTTTCACCCTTCCTGCTGCCGCCTCGCGTGTTTACACCATCGTCTCACCTTACGCCGCAGCTGATCTTGCCGTTGTCAAGTTCGCTCAGAACGTCTCCGAACTAATACTATGTCATCCCAGCTACACGCCTTATGTCCTTACCATTATCACTGCGGCCAATTGGACTCTGCTTCCAATCGTAATAGGCTCCACAGCCTCAGCCCCACCGGGTATCGCTGCTACTGCGGAGAATTTTCCATCACCCGGCTCAGCCCCAATATCAACATATTATTCATACGTTATCACCTCAATCGATGCCAATGGGCAGGAATCATCCCAGAGCGTACCGGCAACTATCGGACCAACCTATGACATTCGTAGTATAGCTGGATCAATCTCAATAACATGGGACCCAGCACCGAGCGCAGTGGCGTATAATGTCTACGAATCCGACGTCAGCTATTTCGGTGTGGTTCCGCCGGGTTCAACTTATGGTTTCATTGGCACAACCACCGGCACTACTTTTGTCGATTCCAATATCGGCCCCGACTTTTCCCAAACCCCACCGATCGCTAAGAACCCTTTTCAGGGTGAGGGGATTGCGTCGGTCACCATTACCAATGGTAGCACCTACACAATGGTGCCATCGGTAACTCCTACAGTGGCATCTAGTACCATTGCAGCATCCCTGGCTGCTGTTTTGACTTTGGTTACTTTCACTGTTGCCTCCGGAGGTACTGGATATGCTATCGGTGATACTGTTTCGTTTACTAACGGTGTAGTCCTCAAAGTAGCTACACTTTCAGGCAGTGCTATAGCCACATGGAGCTTAGTCGTCAATGGTGCAGTGACTTCTGGTTCGACCCCAACCAATCCAGTGGCTCAGCTAACCACTTCAGGGGCTGGAACTGGCGCCACCGCGAATCTAACTTGGGGCGTTGGGGTGGTACAGGTACTCAACCCTGGCGCTGGTTACACCTCAGTGCCGACGATGACCTTCTCTCCAACTGGCGCCACTGCGACCGCAACTCTTGCGGCAAGCTCAAATGGCTATCCATCGGTCCCGGGATTCTTCCAACAACGCCTAGTGCTGGCCGCGCCCACTGGCGCTCCACAAACCTTCTACATGTCGCAGCCGGGGTCGTACTTTAACTTCAACGTCAGCAATCCAAGTGAGGCCACCGACTCGATCACAGGGACTCTTGTCTCAGGCCAACTTAACACCATCAAGTCAATGATCTCACAAACCACTGGCCTTCTCATCCTCACCAACAAGGCCTCGTGGTTGATTACAGGAGGTGGGAATGGAACTGCTGTATCCCCAAGTGCCCTCGTTGCTAACGCCCAATCCTTCAATGGCGCGAGCGATGTGCCGCCAATTGTGTCGAACTTTGATGTGCTCTATATGCAATCCAAAGGTTCGATCGTCCGCGACAGCGCCTATAACATCTACGCCAATGTCTTCACCGGAACCGATATATCCGTTATCTCCAGCCACCTTTTCTACGGTTTCACCGTTCAAGAATGGGCATGGGCTGAGGAACCCTTCAAGGTAGTCTGGGCTGTACGCAACGATGGCGTCATGCTCACCCTCACTTTCCTCAAAGAGCAGGAGTTCACCGCATGGTGCCATTCCTCCACCCCCGGCGGCTTGTTCAAATCGGTCGCCACCGTCACCGAAGGCACAGCCACCGCGGGAGAAGTCGATGCGATTTACACAGTGGTTGCGCGAACGATTGAAGGCCAGTCTGTCCAATACATTGAGCGAGTGGCCGAGCGTACTTACCCTGGCGGTGCTGTTGATGCTTGGACTGTGGATTGCGGCATTCAATACGTCGGAGCACCTGCCACCGAGTTCTCCGGTGCACAGTTCCTCGCTGGGCAGACTGTTACAGGTCTTGCCGATGGCAAGGTGATCACGCCATTTGTGATGCCGGCGGACGGAGAGTTCACTATTGGCACGGCCGCTAGTAAGGTCACCGTCGGTCTCGGCTTCATCGCTCAACTCCAGACCCTTGCCCTAGACCTTGGCGAGCCCACAATTCAAGGCAAGGTCAAGAAGATCAACAACGTCGATATCCGAGTAACCGAGACCCTTGGCCTTTCCATCGGTTCGACCTTCAACAATCTCGTCCCGATGAAGGACCTTGTCGTCGGCAATGTGTCCTCAATGCTCAC